GAGCGCCGCGCGAAAACTGTTCGCCTTATTCATGGTCGGGGCTTGGAAAGGAAAGGGCTTTCGTCTGACAGTCGACGATCAGATCGACGATCGAGGCGCATTGCTCCCATGCCGACAAGGCCACGTCGAGCGCGTGCTTGAGGCCGCCGTTATCGCGGGGTGCCGTCGCCGGCATCGTGCAGGGCGTCACGGGCGCGCACTGTAGCGCCTGACTCATCACCAGCTCCGGTGCGCGCGGGGCGGTCGTACATGCGCACAATGTCGTCAGGCAAAGGGCTATCAGCCCATGCACGTATTTCCGGTTTCTCATTTTTCAGGGTCTCGAAATCGCGTTCGGTTTGCGCGAGCTGCGCGGCGATGCCGGCGCGCTTCGCTTCGAGCTGCGCGAGCGCTTGAGCGTGCTCGCGTTCTTTCTTCTGCATGTCGGTGATTACCGCGTCGCGCCGGCCGACCGTCTCTTGCGCGGTCTGCGCGGTGTTCTGCGCGTCGACCAGCTCGGCACGCAGCTCGCGCACGTAAAACCAGCCGGCCGCGATCGCGAGCGCGACCAGCGCGATCGCGGCGAGCTTCCACGCGAGCGGCGCGAGGCGTTCGGCGATCGCCGTCACGAGCGCGCTCATGCCGCAGCCTTCTCGGCGCCGGCATATTTCGCGTATGCCTGGGCGAGCTTCGCGTCGTACAGATTGCGCGCGTAATCCGGGCCGTTGTAGCCCTTGGCGAACGCCGCCCACTTCCTACCCTTCAGTGCCGCAAGCAAGGCCGTGTCGGCCGCGATAAACCGCACGAACGCGTCGAGGTGATCGCTTTCGCTGCGCTGCATGCGTGCGACCCAATCGGCGATGCTCGAATATTCCAGGCGCTTCCAGTGATAGCCCATGATTTGAAACGCGCCCCAGCTCGCCGACTCGTGCGCGGCGTCGGCGTCAATGCGCTCGGCGATCGCAAGGCGCGTGTACTCGGCCGCATTGCCCATGTATCCGCCGGCGTCGGGCGAAACGATGTTCGGATACTTCGCGGCGAGTGCGGCCACGTCGAGGCCGCGATCGCGCAAGCGCTTATAGAACACGTGACGCTCAAACAGGATTTTCGGCCGGCCGTCAGGCAGAAAGCCGAGGCCTTTCGATTCGACTTCGTTGACGGCACGCACGGCAGGAACGGAAACGCCGAGCGCGTCGGCCGCTTTCACGAGGTCGGCGTCGCTCAGATGCGACGGCAGCGCATCGCCCGTTAGCGCGATCATGGTTTTCGGGCCGGCGATGCCGTCGACTACAAGCCCGCGCGCGCGTTGCAGGGCCATCACAGCCGCCTCGGTCGTGTCGTCGTATATGTGGGACTCACCCACAGCAAAGCCGGCGCGTGTGAGGCGCTTTTGCAGCAGCGCAACGGCGTCGCCAATGTCGCCTTTTCTCAGACTCATGATGCACTCCGCAGCAGGCGCGCGACGTTGCCGCGTGCGCCAAAGACTAGAACGGTGAATAGAACGGCGCGCACGGCTTCAAATGTGCCGACCGATTTCGCATGCACGGCCAGCTCGATCGCCGAGCCGCCGAGCGCGACGAGCAGCAACCATGCGAACCAAGAAACGTGATGCCGGTGCCGCGCGCCGTCGCGGCGATAGAACAGGATGCGCAGCGCCGCGACGGTGTACGCGATCAGTGCGATCAGTGCGAGGGGGTTGTGCATGGGTCAGTTTCTCCCGCCTTTGAACAGCGACAGCAGATCAAACGATTTGACGCGCTCGATCAGTTGCAGCGTGACCGTAATCGCCAGTGCGGCAGCGAAAAAGGCAGCAACGCCGGTGCTCGTGATCGGCGTGTGATTCACTACATCGGGCGCGGCCAGATAGCCGGCGATCAGCGAAATCACGAGGTACGCGAAACGCTTCGCGAGCGACAGGTCTTTCGACGTGACGACGACAAGCGCCGCGCCCGTGAAAGCGCCGATCAGCGCATTGCCGTCGATACCGGGGAAAAGGCTTGCGAAGCCGATGCCGGCCGACACGGCGGCTAGTGCAGTGGTGCTAGGTTCGGCCATGTTGGCGACTCCGGGTTAATCGAAAAGGTTGATAAGCGTGTTCGTCGCCGGTGCCTCGGTCAGATCGGGCAGATCAACGGCGAGGCCATGCGGCAACACGGGGCCCTGATCGGCAAGGCCGGCATTCGCTTCTAAGGTCGCTTCGACGATGCCTTGCGTTCGGCCGGTCTCGCGGTAACACAGCGAGTCAACGGTGTCGCCCTGGCGTGCATAAACGCGGCGCATCAGATCAGCTCAATCGTCGAGCGCGCGACGCCGCGCATGTCGTTGATCGCCTGGCGGGCGTTGCGGCGATCGGCGTCGATCGTCGTCACCAGCTCGTCGGCGTCGTGCGCGCCTGATTTCGTGCTATCGAAATCCCGATACTTCTCGGTGAGGTCCGCGCGTGCGAGGAAATAGACGGCGCGGCGATAGCGCGCGAGCTGCACGCTTTCATCGCCGATCTTGTCGGCCGGCAGCGCCGCGAGCGATGCAACGCCGCCCGCTTCGAGCGGTGCGCGCCAGCTCGCCAGCTCGCGATTTACTTCGTCGATCGCCGCGATCACTGCATCGCGCAAACGCTCGTGCGTCACGGTGCCATCGAGGCGAACCGCCTTGCGCATCGCAGTGAGGTCGACAGCCGGAAACCACGGCACATTGCTCACGATCAGCGCGTCGGCCGGCGGGGCCGGGTCCGCGTCGATCGACGGAGAGGCAACAGCGTTAAAGCTCGTCATGGTTTCAGCTCGGAAAAGGGTGAGCGGTGGGCCGGCGTCGGATCGCGTAACCGTCAGGCGTTGCGATCGTCAGCCGGCGCCGCTCGGCCGGGGTGGGCTCTTTACGTGCGGCCGGCGTTGGTGCCGGCCGCATTGCTCGCCTTCTCAATGCGGGCAATGTCCTGTTTCACGCCGGCGCGCTCGTCGAGTTCGAGCGCGCGGCGTAGGTGTTCGAGGGCGGCCGGCGAATCGCCGGCGCGGTCCAACGTGTAACCGATCGCCTTGTGCAGCTTGGCGCGCACTTGGTCGTGCATGTCGTGGGATTCGGTGAGCTGCGCGACTTCCATGAGCTGCGCAACGCTCACGCGATCGCCGTCCGCGTCTTTCTTGAACGATGAAAGCGAAGCCTCGGCGAATTCTTCGGCGACCGCGGTCGATAGCGTGCGGTCGTATTGATCGGGCAGCGTCATGCGGTGCTCGATCGCATAGCGCGCGATATCCAACGCGCCGGCAAAGTCGCCAACGTCGACGCGCCAGATCATCACGGTCGTAAGTACATCGTCCTGTGCGCCCCGCCCGCCACTCAGCGCGCCCGAAATATATTCGACGTATTCGGGCAGCAGCTCGGCGCGCTTTACTTCGATCTTGCGCGCGATCGACTTGATTTCCTTAAGTCGGCGCTTGTCGATTGCGAGCTTTGCAAGCATCAGCTCGTAAGCGCTTCCGATCATCGTTTCGCCCGCGCCGGCCGAGGCCGACGCGAGTTTCGCCGATGCGCGCTGAAAGTGGCGTCGTGCGGGGCTAGTCATCGCGTCGTGTCTCCCTTTACGCCGTCACGAGTTCGATGTTCTCGGCGACAGCAGCGCGGCCGAGATCTTCGACGACATACGCATCGTTAGACGATTCGTAGTTTTCGATGCGATCGCGCTTCGCGTTGTCGACGATCGTGCGACGACGAGCGCTGTCTTGGAAATACAAAGACAGGTTGTCGAAACTCGTCACGAGCACGGCATTGGCCGGGAAGAAAGGAACGGTCACGGCCGGCAGATTGCCGATTCGCTTCTGACTTTGAATCACGTCAGCGGCAAGCATTTCGGTCGGTGCCTGGCTCTTGTTGATAAGCGGGAAATACTTGTCATGCAGCAGGCCGCGCCCGCACATCACGACGAGCGCCGTGTCGTCTTGGTGCCACGGGTCGATCATGCTTGCGACCAGATCGACGACGAGCGCATCGAGATTCGCATAGTCGCCGGCCGCGCCGACTTTGATCTTGCCGGCCGTCGCGCCTTCTTCCATCACGCGTTGCGGGGCTTGATCGCGCATGCGTTGCAACCAGCCCTTGTTGACGTCCTGCAACAGCGGGTTAGCTGCACGGTCGGACGTTGCGGC